TCTCCAGTACTTCGTCTTCCCATCGCTTTTGGTTTAAAAAGGTACTCGCGTGTAGGATGTATGATTTATTATCCTTTCGCCATTCACCTTTATCTATGCGCTCTTGTATGTTGTTAGCAATCAATGTCATCAGTTCTTCATTAGGTTGTAACTTTTCCCATGCTTTTCTTGCCGATTCCTTTCCTGCTTTTCTAGGATAGAAATCCCAAAACTGACTAAAATAATCCTTATTATTAACTGTATTATTAATTGTATTATTAATTGTCTTATTAACTTCTATTATTTCGTTGATAGGGTATCCATCTTTTTGTAGAGAGGTATCTATTATTTTGTGTATACCCTCCCCATTAATTCGTATATACCTATGAAGGATTTGCTTAGTTCCTTCTTTGTATTCAAGTTGTACTGTGATGTATCCTCGTGTCTTTAGCTGTCCTATCCAACCGCTAACTGTGTTCTTGTCTACTTCATAAAGATCAGCAAAGTATTGATTGCCTGCCCAACAATAGCCTTCCTTGTTGCACAATGCGGTTATCTCTGCGTACAACAATCTAGCCAGTGGCTTTAAAGTCTTGTCATACCGAACATCAGCGGTCAGAATAGCGAAATAGGATGGTTTTTCCATCACTCACCTACCGCAATGAACTCTGACACCTTAACTTCACAAGCATTAGCTAGTTTAGTTAGTGTCTTCATGCTGGGAGATCGGTGATTGTTTCTGATCAAACTTAGGGTGGCTAAGTCCAACCCTGCATTAACGGCAAGCTGACTTTGATTTACACTTAACTCATACATAAAATAATCTATTGATTTGTTGATATCCATGTTAACTCCTTGGTAGTGAGCGTGAACTGTAAATTAATTTTAGTCTATAGTCAATCTTTTGTTGACATCTAGTTAACCCTAGTCCATTATACTATGACAAACAACAATAGGAGATAGACATGAAACAGTACGAAGACCCAAACAGAACTAACCCACCTGACGATGGGAACATCTACATTAACTTAATGTTGGAAAGCTTCTCAGACTTTGAGAGAGGCGAGTACGATTGCATACATGGTCACGAAGCGGAAGACGGAGAGTCAGATAAATACTACCAAGGGTATGGTCAACAGTATGCCCACGAACAACAAGTAGGAGCATAAGATGAGTACATGGAAAACATTATCAGCAATAGACGTATCAAAAAACATTGAGAAGAAAGGCAACCTGTCTTACCTGTCATGGGCATGGGCGTGGTCTACTTTAATGGAACACTACCCTGATTCAAGCTACACATACTGTCCTCCTTCCTTTCTTGAGAATGGTACTTGTGAAGTCAACGTATCAGTCACAGTGAAAGAGAAAACACACTCTATGTGGCTACCAGTAATGGATAATAGGAATAAAGCTGTGCCTAATCCTACATCCAGAGACATTTCTGATGCTCGTATGCGCTGTTTAGTTAAAGCTATTGCCATGCATGGGCTAGGTGCTTACATCTACGCAGGGGAAGACTTGCCGCAAGCTGTACAAAATGCTGTAGTGTCTGGCGATCAGGCTAAAGAGATCAAGGGCCTACTTGCAGAGCATGGGGTAGATGTTAAGGTGTTTCTAAAGCACTTCAAAGCAACCTCAGTGGATGAGATGTTAGCTGTACACTATTCTAAAGCTGTAGCGGCACTGAATGCAAAGGCTAAGAAGTGATAATCCTAGACCACGAACAGGGGAGTGACGAGTGGTTTGCCAGTAGGCTCGGTAGACCCTCTGCTTCCATGTTTAACAAGCTGATTACCTCCGCAGGGAAGGCTAGTTCTCAGGCTGATGGTTACATAAATGAGTTGATAGCTGAGAGATTAACTGGTGTGCGTGTTCCTATCTACGTAAATGAGCATATGCAAAGGGGTAATTTTTTAGAACCTGAAGCTAGAGAGATGTATGAGTTTGTAACTGAGCAGAAAGTCACAGAATATGGGTTTATACTAGACGATTCTGAGGAGTTTGGTTGCAGTCCAGATGGTATTATTAAAGATAGCGATGGCAATTTTGAGGGAGGGCTAGAGATAAAATGCCCGACTGATTCCAACCTGATAGGCTATCATCGTAACAATAAATCGTTTATCAGCAAATACAAACACCAAATTATGGGTTGCATGATGATTACGGGTGTTAAGTGGTTCGATTTAATGGCGTACTCTGAAGAACTACCCCACCTTATCGTAAGAGTGGATAGAGATGATGAGTACATAGAGAAGTTGGCGGCTGAAGTACAAAAAGCTGTTGATATTATTGTAAATGAAACGGAGAATTTAAAATGAAAGTAGGATTATCGGTACGAATTGATGTTACAAAGATCGACAAAGAGCGGCTATACAAGGGTGAAAAGGGTACTTACCTTGACCTTACTACGTTTGTAGACACTGCCGAGCAAGATCAGTATGAAAACAACGGCTTTATCAGTCAGTCTGTAGACAAAGAAGAGCGAGAGAAGGGTGTTAAGACTCCTATCTTGGGTAATGTTAAGGTTTTCTACACTGGAGAGACTGAGCGAGTGCAACAACAAACTAACAAGGAATGGGTTGATGAGTACAAAGCTAACTCTGCCCCAATCACAGAAGATATTCCCTTCTAGCCAAGGTGTCTGTAAGGCCTTCATAGCAGGATTGACCCACCTGTGGCGACAACGGGTCATAATAAAAGGATATTAATATGATTAAGATGCGAGAAACATCAGCAGACAGATCAAAGGAGCAAAGGTTATTGGCGGCAATGTCAAAGATACTAGGTTGTCAGTACAAGCAGTCACCAAATCTTAAAAAGTATAGGCTTGATGGTTGGTTTCACAATGGCAGTGATTCTGATAGTCGTGGTGACATGGTTGGTTGGGCAGAATGTAAGTGGTACGGTGACGGCAAGAAAGCATTTTGTGCGTTAAATGTCCCTAAATACATGGAGATTCTTCATCTCAGCCAAACTACCATGCTTCCGTCTTACTTTATTTTTAGAGAAGAAGGAAGGTTTGGTTATATAATAGTCCATGATGGTGTTATGCATAGGGCAAAGTTTAAAGTATGTCAGACAGGCGGCACTGCAAAAGGGAGAACCCCAAACCCTGACGATATAGAGCCTTTAATTATGTTTGATAAGTCTGAAATTATTTGGGGAAAATGAGGTGTATATGAGTAAGGACATACAGATAGGTGGAACCCATTACAAAGACCTTGAGATACAGCCCATTGATTACATCTTGGGCAACCAACTTGGATATTGTGAGGGAAATGTGGTTAAATACGTTTCGAGGTGGCAGTCTAAGGGAGGAATAGATGATCTCCGAAAGGCTAAACACTACATTGATTTCTTGATAGATCATGAAACGAAAATATAACCTTTTGGTATGCCGCTTATTTAGTAAAGTCATTACCTAAAAGGATGGGAGGTAAGTATAATCGCGCTTCACAGACATAATGAGGTTGGAATGATTACTTACTACATAGTCCTTGTAGTGTGCGGCTTGCTTGCCATTGCAAAAGACGATTTAACAAATTCATAACGCTCTTCGGGGCGTTTTTTTGTGAGGTTCTATGAAGCATTTAGTCATTCCAGATACCCAAGTCAAACCTAATTCACCTACTGACCACCTAAGATGGGCAGGATTGTATGCGGCAGAGAAAAAGCCAGATGTTATCGTGCATATTGGCGATCATTTTGATATGCCTAGCCTATCATCATGGGATGTTGGGAAGAAGTCGTTTGAAGGCCGTAGATACAAGGATGATATTGAGGCAGGGATACACGCAATGGAAGTATTCTTACAGCCTATACGAGAGGAGCAACAACGGTTAAAGGTAAACAAACATAAGCAGTGGCGGCCTCGCATGGTGTTTACCCTTGGCAACCATGAAAATCGTATTGAACGCGCCATTGAAAGTGATCCAAAACTGGATGGTCTGATAGGCTACAAGGATTTACAGTTGGAAGAGATGGGATGGGAGGTTTATGATTTCCTTGATGTGGTGATTATAGACCAAATCGCATACGCTCATTATTTTACATCTGGGATAATGGGTCGCCCTGTATCCAGTGCTAGGAATATGCTCAGTAAAAAGATGATGTCCTGCATTATGGGTCATGTTCAAGATAGAGACATTGCCTATGGCAGGAGAGCAGACGGCACAAACATTTTAGGATTGTTCTCAGGGATTTATTACCAACATGATGAGGATTACCTTACCCCACAAACTAATTCGTCTTGGCGTGGTGTGTGGATGCTGAACGAGGTTGCTAATGGTGGATGCGATGAGTTGCCAGTTTCTATGAACTACCTACGGAACAAATACCAAGGGAAATAAAAAGCCCCCATGAGGAGGCTTTGGCAGGGTTAGCTACTCTTAGGATATATAGCAATCCTTAACGCATTCATTGCAAAGCCCAGTAGCATATTGATTTAGAGTGCAAACTACTACGTATATATTGGGTATAGGCCAGTATTTGACCTCGTAAATATCACTAGCCCAGTTTACCAATTTACCATCGTCTACGGCTTTTTTTACTTGCTCTATTGTTTTCATTGCAACCATGCGTTGTTTCTGTGTCATGTTAAAACCCTCCTACGTGCATATGGTAGCCCATGACCAACACGGCCACGGTTAGGCCTGCTATGAAAGAAACGGTTATATCCGTCCTATGCGTCGATCTAACGGCCTTGTCGTGTCTTTTAAGGGCAATATACCTCTCAGCCCTTTCGTTCCTGTTACGTGTTTTTAATGCTTCGATATTCTCTAGTCTCATGCTGTCACCTCATAATAAAAACAATTCAATACATACCTGTGCCGTTGATCTAACATAAACTCTTTTTCGGCTGTATAGGTAAATTTGTTGAAATCAGAGGTATAGCGGTTATATGCGTTTACCTCAACCTGATTTAATACTCTATTAGTAAAAGGCGATACTAGATCGCCATGTTTAGCCATTGGTTGCTGTCGATTGTCTCTCATGCTGTCACCTCCTCATCTGGTATGTAAAATATTATCTCAACTCGCGTACCATGTAGATCAACCATTTCCTCGCGGTAATTACACGCTACATTCTCAGGCATTTGTGAAAGCCAGTGTGTAAATTCGCTATGTTCGTACAGGTCGTTAGTTTTCATGCTGTCACCTCATTAAGTTTTAATTCTGCTTCTTTGTATGTATCAAAAAAGAACTCTTCACCGTCGTCGTAATCTGTAACTAGATATTCGACATCACGCCCTAGCATACTGCAAATAGTAATGCCTTCCTCCAGTGCTATGTATACATAACCGCTATTAGCATTGAAACCAATACCGCCTACGTCTGGGATATAAGGCAATTCAGTCAGTGCTAAAGCATTAAAGCATTTGGCTAAACCTTTAGTTTCACAAAATGAAAAGCTTTCTAGTCCGTGTATTTGTATAGTCATGTTGTATTACTCCTAGTTGTTTAAATAGTTACAATAAAAGGCACTCAAAGAATGCCCTTGATTTAACTACTTAGATTCTAATTCAGCCCACTCAATCATTTCTAAAGCTTCTTTTAATCCATAGACGTAGTTCATTGTGTTCTCACTAATTCGCTTGCCATAACCTTGTTTAACCGCTTCCTTAGTAAAATACTCTATTCTCTTACTGATGTTCTCTTTTGCCATATCTAAGTTTGTCATGTGTATGTACCTATATGTGTATGAATGTGTAGTAACTCTACTTTATACATTGACAACTGTCAATAATGAATACTCATTAAAAACAAGATTAATATAACTTTTACTCATATATAAGGGGTAAATAAGGTATAATTGGTCAAATAATGATCAATCTGGTTAAAAAATGATCAATTAAATCAACGGTGTAGGAATAAATAAACTAGAGGATCAAACGATATGGCACGTCCCAAAGGAGCACTAGGCAAGAACAAAGCATTTTTACTCAATCGTCTAAAGGATATGTATGGGAAGGACTTCGACCCCATCATGAAGGCGGCAGAACAGGCTCATACCCTCGACCAGTTGGCACAGGAAGACCCCACTGTGGCTAATCAACGCGACTCTATAGCGTCATGGCTCAAGATAGCAGAGTATGTAGCACCAAAGCTGAAGGCCATAGAGCACAGTACAGGGGACACAGGGCTAACGGTCAGCATACAGCGCAAGAAGTATGACGGTGGGGCAAACGATAAGGGCTAGGGCTGGATAAATATACAGTGGATGGATATACAGTACCCCCCCTCCGAAGGCGCGCGTTATGTGTATATATATGTCCCTCCCAAAAAAAAATTATGACGATTCATAAGATCAGACCTGACGTAGAAGACCTCCTAGAAGCTCATATAAAGCGTTCTAAGGACTTTATTTTTATTTCTATAGGCGACCTAGGGGTTGAGGTAGGAAGTACGCTTACAAGTGAATCTGAGGTGTTTTATCTTGAATTAGCAAAAACACTTGTAATGAAGGATTGGTTAAGGGATGATAATTAAATGATAAGTCTTAATACGGATGAACCTGTGAGTGATGCTGATTACGAATTGATTGAAGCTTTTTGTATGGCTTTAATTGATAAAGACTTATACGCGATGAAAGAAGTTCTGTATGTGTTAGATGATAAGATGTTTAGTGAGTGTGTTTGTTTAGAAGAAACGTGTATATGCGGTAGGTGGTGAATGGCAAAGAAAGGCCCAAACTTAGTTCATAAGTTAGACAAAGAAACAAGAGATAGACACTTCCCTGAATACAATGGTGGTAAGGGTAGTCATGCTCGTAAGTCTACAGCGAGTAGTCGAGAAGTATTTAAATCTAATTACGATAAGATAGACTGGTCAAAATAACAACGAGCTTAATTACGGGGTTGTAATGAGAATTGAATACAACTTGATGCCACAAGGCCAAGTCCTGCAAGATTTTAATGATTGCCGCGCAAGAAACTCTTTTATCATGGGGCCGTTAGGTTCTGGTAAGACAGTCCAGTGTATTCTTAAACTGTTTGACCTCATGTGTGAACAAGCGCCTGTTAAAGATAAGAAACATAAGAACTATGGTGTACGCTTATCTAGGGTTATTGCCGCACGTAACACCTATTCTGAACTGTTTTCTACTACGATTAAAGACTGGTTAGAAATACATGGGGAGTTAGGTGACTTCAAACAAGGCAATAAGGAGCCTCCTACACACTTCATACGATTTAAACTAGAAGATGGTACAAGAGTAGAGTGTGATGTTGTCTTTATTGCGTTTGACCG